TCACGCTTGGGACATTTTTGGGGCAGAATTGCCGCCTTCCAGTCCGCCCGAGTCCGCTTCAAACCCCATCATTTGCGAAACCATGCCTGCCATTGATTTGGTGTCGTTGGGTATCCATTTGCCGTAGTGCTTCTTGATCATTGTGTTGTCGGTGTGGCCGAGCTGGCGCGCGACCCATTCCAGGGGCACGTATGCTGACAGGGCCTGACTGGCGAATGTGTGCCGGCATTGGTTCGGGCCACGGTGCCTGACTTTGGCTTTTGTCAGGATGTCGTTGTACCAGCGTCTGATTGACGGGTCGTGCCAGGGGATCTGGTTTTTGCCGTTGCGGAACACGAACCGCACGGATTCTTCTCGGCTGGTCACGTTGTTACGCTCGATCACGGTGATGTCGACCGGTTCCAGCAGCTTTGTGTAGCGCATCTGTTGTTTGAGCCAGTGAATGGCTGGCGCTATCAGCTCGACCGTGCGCACACGGGAGCGTTCTTTCGGTACTTTGTACTGAGGGCCGACTTTTGCGCGGATGACTTTCAGGGTCCACTGCTCGGTATCGATATCCTCCCATGACAGCGCAATCAGCTCTGACAGTGACAGGCCGCTCCAGCAGGCGAACATGACCATGTTTACGTCCTGCGGTCTGTTCGTTTTGATGCTGGCGATTCGCTCAAGTTCTTCCCGGGTGAATGGGTCGGCGGTGTTCTGATCTGAGTCCCGCTCTATGTTTTCGATTCGGTCCAGTGGATTGGACTGGATAGCGCCGTCGTTGTACGCATTCCCCCAGACGCCTCGGACAACGGTGAAGATGTCGTTCACGGTTTTGGGGGCGAGGCCGTTGGCCAGCAGCTGGGACTGGAACATCTCAATCTCTGATTTGGGTATGTCGGCGATGCGACGTTTGCCCCAGTGGTCGAGCACGTGCCGGGCTTTGTGCCGGTAGTTGCGGTATGTGCTGGCCGCCTTCCGTACCTCCTGTACCTTGAGCCACTGTTCCACCCCTTGGAATACGGTGCGGCCGATCACCTGGCCGCCGTATCCAGAGAATTGCGCGGCCTTTGCTGACGCCGGGAAGTGGGCGGCGTAGTCGAACCGGTTTTCTTTTATCTCGGTCAGGATGACCTTGCGCTTGTTTTCGGCGTAGGCGATGGATGATTTGTTGATTTTGGCAACGCCGTCGATGGGCTCTCGACAGCGCTTGCCCTTGAACATGAATGATATGCGCAGCTGGTTGCCGTGGATCTCTACACCACGGGGCAGCTGGTCGACTCCTTTGGGTAATTTACTCACAGTCCTGTCTCAAACCATTGATCGATTTCGGCTGAATTATAGACAACGCGCCCTGTGGGGTCTTTACGCCAGTGTTTGCCTTCCAGCCAGATGCCGCGCTCGCGGTACTTGCGTGCGGCCTCTGTGGTGATCCCCCAGGTGCTGGGCAGCAGGGAGGCGCGAACCCAGCGGCCCACGGGTGCGGCGTGTGTGATTTGTAGTGCTGCGCTCATTGCTTCCTCCGATTCATGTCTTTTGATACTTGGCGCCAATCCCAGTATTGAGGCTGGGCAGGGCGCAGCTTTGGCCGCAAGCTGCCGTAGAGTGCGGCATCAGCCTGGGCTGTAACTGGAGCTCTGAAGCCGGCAGTCATTGCCCCGGCTACGGCGAGGGCGAGCTTGGACTTCTTCATTGGCTGCTCCTCATGATTGTTTTCATACCGACTACTGAAAGGATAACGACCGTCACCAGGTGAATGGTCATCTCTGCTGTAGAGCCCTCCGCCCCAAGCCATCCAGCAAAAAAAGCTATTCCGGCAATTGCCGCAGGGTATGACCACTTCACGACTGCGCCTCCTCGGCCAGATCTGCTTCCGCTTTGCATCGGCAGAATGTACCGTGTGCGCCGCACTCCAATTCGCAGCTATCGCTCTCTTGCTGTTGGCTGCAGCCCTTAAGCACCTTGGCATCCAGCTGAGTCTGATAATTCCCGAATATGAATTCGAGGTGCTGGAGGACAATGCGTACGTCAGCCATTTCGTTCAGCACAACTTCCTTGCCAACTTTGTTTCGATTGAAGTGCTGTAGAGCCAGGCCCAGTTCAAGGAGCTCTTCACCGGCACGCTGAATGGACTTATCCAAACCCCACGCCGAAACAGTCTGATCAATAGCTATGAGCTGAGTAGGAGTGAAGTTGGTCACGACTGCACCTCCTTGGCCTGCTGGGTGATCTGCTGCTGAACCACAGCACAGACACCTTCAATGTGTGGCCTGAAGATCGGCTTTACCGACTTCACCAGCTCATTCTTGAAGTACTCAATCACCTCGGCATCGTGGGCGGCGAGGCTTGTTCTCTCATGTCGATGCCACAGCATCATTGCGAAATTTCCAACATCAACCGGATCGCCTTTATCGACGTGGCCGCACAGCAACTTATTCAATAATTCATGTGTGCAGATTGAGGTATCAGACCAGCCGAATCGACCCTCTTCACGCTTCTGAGCCATCTTTTCGCGCATGGCCATGGCAAACATTTCAACAGCCATATCATCCGGGTGAGGCAGCCTCTCGCTAAGCGCCAACATCAACTGATCGCGCTCTTTCAGCGCATCCTCAAACACCTGTGGTGAGATTATGTGAGTGCGGCTTTCAGAGTTTTTTGCCTGGGCTACCAAGTCACACAGGCTTGCTTGCTCTGCCGCATCCTCCCCGTTCATGGCAATGTCCAGCTCTTTGGTAAGACGTTTCTGGTCAGCAATGCGCTGCTCAAGCTCAGCCAGCTGAGCCACCGGCACGTACTCGCCCAGGCCTTCAATCATCACCAGTCCTGAGCCGTTTCCGTCTTGGAATACGTTACGCTTCATGCTGCTCACCTTCCTTTTGCTCTACACGATCAAGACGCTCAATCTCTGCCAGTATCAGAGCGCCGGCTTTGACCAAGTTGCGGCGTGGAGTTGTGGGTTTCCACCACTCATCCGCCCACGGCCAATACGTCTCCCAGGGCCTATCACTCAAGCTTGTTGATACTGCGTAGCAAGCGGCAGCTTCAGCCATATCACCCATTCCGTACTGATCATCATGCTCCGGTGTCCAGCCTTCAGCGTTTACCTGTCGCAGACGCTCATTAATGACATCATTCACAGCCGGTCGCCCCATGCACTCCCGCGCAAAGTTCTCGCCCATCTCTTCAGCCAGCGACCTGGTTTCAACGCCGTAGTTGTCTTTCACATGATTGCGGGCAACCTGGTACAGCTCTGCGATGGTGCAGAGGGGCGTATCCACGAAGCCGGCTTCATAAGCGCCGACCGGTGTGGCCATGAAATGCATTACAGCATCTGCCTGAACCTGCTTGATGGCATCATCAGGCTCTGACTCCAGGTGCTTACGGGCCAGAGCTATCTGCTCACGCAGATGGGTCAGCTGCTTTTCTGCAGGCCAGTCGGTACTGATCTGGTCAGCGAATGCCAGGGCGTCGTGCGCCAAGTGGATGATTGCCTGTCGGTTATCAGTCGTCATCGAATCCTCCGGTCTGCCATGCGGCATAGGGCTTCGATGTCTGACTGCAGCTCGAAGCGGTTGGGGTGTAGGGTGAAGCGCTCGGTACCCATGCTGGCGCTGACTCCGGCTTCGTCTACTTGGAAGCTGATGCCGTTCGGTTTGTGGCCGGCGATGAAGGCCAGGCACTGGGCAATGACTGAGTGGTTCTGCTGGCGCTCCAGTTGCTGGGGTTCTGGGGCGTAGGCCTGCAGGGCTTTGCGTTTTTGTTTCAGCATCAGTGCAGTTCCTCATGTCCTTTTGCGCCTACTAGGTGGCTATTGGAAGCAATCCAGATCTTCAGATGACGCCCACTTACGCCCTGACGGCTGCCGATGACCTTGGCCCGTTCACGTTTTTGTAGCAGGCAGAGCAGGGTGGCCACCTGCGTTTGATGCACGCCCGTGATATCGGAAATCTCCCGGGTTGTGCGGGGTTGCTTTATGGCTTCCTGAACGAGTTGCTGATGCGACTTGTCACTATCGGCTAACTCGCTTCCTATAACGGCGCTCTCAAGCATTACCAGGTGCCAGATTGATTCTTTGAGTTCTGCCGGTGCTTCGAAGTAGTTACGAATGTTCAACATGGACAGCTGTCGCCTGGTTACCAGCGCAAGGTTGTCATCATCAAAGTTGGTTCGATCGCCATCTTTGAAAATGACTGCATGGGTGCGTGGTATGTCTCCATGCTTTTGCATCCATAACCAACGGTGTTTTGGCATATAGCGCGTTTTCTGTTTGTTATATGGGTTGGCGATCGGCACCTTAATTTCGATGTATCCGGACTTGTTTGTGCGCTCGGTATACATGGGCGTTATGTTGGGCGGCACCAGGCCTGGCTTGAAGCTGCCCTTATTCGGTTTGCAGATCCCTTTACCTGCTGTGCCAGCGTTCCAGCCCGGCTTTGTTCCCCAGTGGCCAGTGCGGCCACTTTTGATCTTGTTTCGCTTCAAGAACGCAACGATCTGGCTTTTGGATAGGCTGGTTCCAAAGGTGCTATTAAAGGTGTCGGTGATCTCTGTGCGGTCCATACGTGGGTAATTTTCACGCAGCCAATCAATCTGCTGCTGAGTAAACAGTTCAGATCGGCCGCGCTTCAGATCACCAGTACCACGGCCGCATTTGTAACCCTTGTTTTTCACTGTTGAGCGGATTTGGCTAATGGTTTTGTCGGTACCGAACTGTTGGTTGAACTCTGCAGTCAGCTGGTCGTATCCCCATTTGCGGAATCCTGCTTGCAGAAAGTCGAGCTGTTCCTGGGTGTATTGTTTACGCACCATCGCCGTCACCTTTTCCATTGAGCAGGAGAGGAACGTCATCCTGCTTGAGCCCCATGTACTCTGCCTTCAGCTTGACGGCATCGAGCTGAAGTGACGCGTTGCTGATGATCTCTTTTGCAACACTGGTGACTGCGCGTGACCGGTCTACTTCGTTGGCCAGTGCATCACCTTTCAGGCTTTCATCACCCAGGCGCTCAAGTTGGGCAAACAGGTGGTCATTCAGGTCTGATAGTTTGTTTTTCACTACTGAGACTCCAATTCGATAAGTAGGTGGATGAAGTGCTGGGCTTTGCGCAGATCTTCGATGCCGTTTTTGGATCGCCAGCGGGTGACGTACTTGATCACGCAGCCCTCGAAGTAACCGATACCGTTGGCGTGGATGTACTCGACCGGCTGGATCTTCAGGGACTTGTAATGGTTGCCGCCCTCTTGTGTGTCGAGCGCCCGTACCGGTTTGACCTCTTCGGTGGTGTCACCGATATGGTCAGGCACCAAGCGCTCCATTTTTTCACCCTTTGGCACGGTTTCGGCCCGCGCCCAGTGGTCACTGTAACGGCCGTGGAACCACCAGCCGGTACCGTCCAACTTGTACCAACCTTGAGGCATCAGGTTTGAACCGGCATACCAATGCGTTGCACCCTTTGGCGGTACGCCTGTCATGATTGCCGGAATCGCCTCGATCTCAGTCTGACTGCTGCCAACATGCTGCTGTTCGTCACCTACGTCTTCCAAGTACGCCAGTCCGTCATTACCGTTCTGGCCAATAATGTCCATGCGGCTTACTTGATTGCCCATCGGGTGATCTCCTTTGCGTCCAGTCGGTTGCCCTTCATGTCTCGCCAGTCCGGGTTGGTTCGGTGCGAGGCGTCCACCAGAGGGCGAATGCCATCGATCACGCTTCCATCTGCCAGTTCAATCAGCAGGTGCTGGCCTCGCTCTGGTAGATCTGTGGCAGGGTGGAATTCGCGCTGTTCCATCAGGAGTCCTCTTGTTGGCTGGGTGCAGGTTCACACAGGCTGTCGATGGCGTCATGAAGCTGGGCGTATTTCTCCACCCACTGTTTTGCCAGGGCTTTAATCGATGATGGGATCGGCTCGGTGCGCATTACATCGCCGGTGGTGCGGCTGAGTACCCGGCGCTGACCAGTGGGCAGGTGTTCGATGAAGATCAGATCCTGCGTGTTGCGGTCGTGACCAGTGATACCCCAGGTTTCGTCCTGGTAGGCGTAGCGGCATTCGTTGGCATCGAGGGTGCCCTCGGCGATCTTTTCCATGTCGTCCAGGGAGTCTTTGAGGTCTCGATTCATCTGCCGGGTAGCCTGCAGCTCCCGGGCAAGCTGAGCCTTTTCTTTCTTGGCCTGCTCGGCGTTCTTGACGGCGGTTTCGTTGCGGGCGGTCAGTTCCTTGTTCTTGTCCTGTAGCCTTTTGACCTGCTTCTTTAGCTTGTCGGGGTTCATTTCGCGGTAGATGCGCAGCTGGTTGTTCAGTTCACGTACCTGCTGCTGCAGACGGCTAATCGCATCATTGGCCCGTTCGACGTTGCCGTTGTTCTTGGCCAGCATTTTTTCGCACTGGTCTTTGTACTGGTCGGCCAGCTGTTCGTACTTGGCGCAGTTGTCGGCCACGACATTCAGGGTGTCCGTGACGCTGGCGTGTTCGGCGCGAGCCTTGGCCAGTTCGGCCTCGGCACTTCTGGCGCGCTCGATTGCTCCGGGGTACCCGTTCCAGCGATCGATCATGCGTTCCAGTGGATCCTGCTCTGCTTCGCGCTTGGCGGCGCTGAGCTCTTCGGTATGAGTAATGCGCTGCTGGCGCAGCTGCTCTTTCAGGTTGTCGATTTCGAACTGTTCCAGCGCAGTGGCCAGATCGGCGTTTCTGGGATCGCGGTGTTGGGCTTGAGCAGTCATACTGCCTCCCGTTTGAAGCTGGTTTCGAGATACAGATCACCGTGGGCTTTGCCGCCGGTTGCGATCTGGAATGTCCAGGTGCCCACACGCTTGGCACCACGCTTCAGTACCCAGCGCTTTGTTTTGGCCGCCGTTTTGGTTGTCACGGGTACTGGAACGCAGTCGATCTCGGAGTTGGAGACGTGGAATTCTTCTTCCTTGAGCATGCTCTGGGCGATCTGGATAGTTTTCTCCAGGCGCTGGCGCAGTTGCTTGTTCATCCCTGCTTACCTCTCACGACGGTTCCACGGACAAACCAGGGGCCGGTATAGCCGGCCATTGCCTGCTTGATTGCATTGCTGACGCTGCTGGCGCGGACGGTTACCCGACGCATGCCGGTGGCGGGGCTGGTCGGGCTTGGGTCGGCGCGGAAGCGCAGGATGATGGAGTAGAGGTTCATGCTGAGGCCTCGCTGACAGGTTCGACTTCCTCGAATTTGCAGACCCAGCGCATGCTGTGCTTCCTGTCGACGTCGCTTGGTGCTTCTGGCCTTACCAGGAAACGACCAGGATGGTATTCACAGATGCTGTCGATGAAGCCAATGTCACGGCGGCTGTTACATTTCACCTTTGTGCCGATTGGGTAGGGCGGCTTGATGTTGTTGTGTGTCATCCACTCCTGCTCAAGCTGCTTGAGCCTGGCACGCACGTCTGAGCCCAGTTCATCAAGCGTGTCCATGTCTTCGCGGGATGTGTCCCAGCCATGATCGCGCTCAAGGTATTTGCAAAGCTCGAAGCCGTCAGCACTGAGTGAGTAAGCATCCACAATGTCTTGAACGCTATCTGGGCCACAACGCTTAGCAAACTCTGGATTGGTAGCGATAAAGGCCACTACAACCGGCTCTAGGATTTCATCCGTCATTGTAGGGCGTGGCGGGTATTGGTTCATCGGGTTCATGCTGCTTCTCCCAGTGAAGGTTCTGCCAGCTCGCAGGCAACTGCGCTCAACACGTGCATGAGCATGCCTTCGTTCTGGTGGCCTTTGGCGTTATCGAGCAGGGTGATCAGCGCCTTGATCGGGTCACACTTCTGATCGGCCATGACCTGCTCGAACATGGGGCGGTAATGCTCAACGCTTTGTTTGAAGCGTTCTTCACCGCCAAGGAAAATCTGCTGCTGGCGCATCTGGTAGAGCTTGCTGGTGATCATCACCGCTTTTTCACTGGCCTTGCCTACGCTGGCGCTCAGGGTGAGGGGGCCGGCCGGTATGTCGTCTTGCTCCTGTACCAGCTGGAAGGAATCCTGATCGGGAATGCCTCCCATCGCATCCACCAGGCTGTTCATCAGACGGGTCAGATCGGTGCCCCAGCGCCACACGGCGGCATCCAGAGCGGCGATAACATCATCAGGGGTGTCTGCATCTATCTGGTCGCGAAACTCTTCAGTCAGGCGGATGCGGTGGATGCTGAGGTCTTCGTGCAATACGAATTCGATGACCTGGCCATACTCCAGCGCCAAGCGCTTCACCAGGTAGCCGCCTTCGATGTGCGCGGTGATCTCCTTGCTCATAAGCTCCTGGCCCCTGGCTGCGATCTTGCCGCCTTCGGCCATCGGGTCGCGCAGTTCGCATTCGTCACCCAGCGCCCATTCGTTCGGCATCTGTTCGCCGGTGAGCCAGCCTGTCATGACTTTGTCTGCTGATAGCGATGTCAGGGGCAGGGCAACCTTGAGGCTTCCCAGGGCTTCGCGCAGGGCGTTCAGCAGCTCTTCGGCACGCTTGTGGCTGGTGGCTTCAATAAACAGGTACGGCTTTTCTGGGTTCAGCAGGGCGTAGGTCATGCGGTGGGTGTTGAATGCCCGGGGCAGCAGGTCCAGTACCACTTCATCTTTCAGCTGCAGCTTTTCTTTGCGGTACACCTTGCGGGACTCTTCCTGCTCAATGTCGTCCACTCTGTTGGCCAGCTGTTCACGCACGACCGCGGCTTTCAGGTCGGCTTCTTCGTACTTGAGGCCGATCAGCAGCCAGCCATGGGCGTCGAATACCAGGCCGTCAGTGGCGTCTTTGCAGGGAGTGGCCCAGCCCATGCTGCTGAGTTCCTGGCTGCCGCGTGGACGGAAAGGGTGTTCAGCCAGTGCCGACTGCAGGGTTTCGGCGTCTGGCAGGTCATTGACCAGGTAGGCGATTGCGTTTTTGGGGTTGAACATGATCACTCCTTGTCCTTATTTTCAGCAGGTGTGCCACAGAAGGGGCAATATGCAGTGGTTATCTTCTGTTTGATCTTCTGCTTCTTGAGCCCGCCACCACGCTTGGGCACCATGACTTCACCGCTGAATTCAAGAAACACTCGCGTATCCATTGAGTTGCCGTTCATGATGAAGGCGTAGTTAACCAGTTCGGCTTTTGGCTCCAGTGAGCCTTTGGGCAAATTGGCTTTCACGGCCTGCAAAATCTTCTCGTTTAATCGGCTTTGGCATTCGCACTGCATGCTGCTCTCCTTATCCGTTGAGCTGGCGCCAGAACTCTGCGCCGTCTTCGTTGCCGCCTTGGGCGGACCATTCGTTGCCGTCTGCATCGACAGCTTCAATGCCTTCCTGCCAGTCTTTTGCCGGCGGCATGCTTGGCAGCCACGTAGTGGGGATGCCTTTGTTCAGGACCACCACACCACCGGTGAGCTGTTCGCGCTGGCGGTAGCGGATAGCGGCTGTGGTGCGGGGTAGGGTCTGGATGCGGTTCATTTGGATGCTCTCTCTTCAAGCAGGGTGTCGGTTTCTTCAATCAGCGCTATCGCTTGGCTGGTTGTTATTTCCTGCGGCTTCTTGCCTGGAGCGCAGTGATGGATGAAGGCCAGCCCGCCGTTAAACTCGACGTCAATTGACGCGCAGCCCAGAAGTGCCTTGTATGAAGCTGTTCCGGTGCGGCTTCTATACGCCTGGTCAATCAGGTTCTTCAGGGTGTCGAATGAATCACGCATCACCATTCCTCCAACATTGCTTTGAAGACGGGGCGCACGGGCTTGCGGTGCCAGAGTGCGTGCAAGCAGTACCCGACAGTGGCGACGGCCCAGCCTGCGGCGAAGAAGGCCACCAGGCAGAGCAGGCCGACGTACAGGGTTATGATCATTTCGAGTGTCATGACAGGGCTCCCTGTGCGTCTGCGTGGGTGTAGATGTCGCCGGCGTTGCCGTTGGCCCAGTAGTCGAGATCAGCCAGCAGGGCACCGCTGGCGCCAGCTATGCGACCACCACGTCCGCGTTTGCCGGATGCGCGGCGGGTAATGCGGGTGCCGCGTGCGCGGCCTGAACGGGTTTCGATATCGAGGTCGGCATCGGTGCTGGTGCTGAGTACACCGCTGGTGCCGAGCATGAGCGCCAGCATGAGTACCTGGAGGCGGTGCAGGGCGCCCATTTCGACCAGCTTGTTGATGGCGACGATGGCGTTGTTGCAGCCGAGCTTGTAGTAGAGGGTCTGCCAATACTGGTGGATGTTACGGCTGCTGCAGTGCAGCTCTTGAGCGGCTTCAGCCGCTTTCAGTCCATTGACCCGGCAGACGACGGCGCGTGATTCGCCAGCGGTGAACTTGCCGCCGTTGGGCAGGGGCATGGGGGTTGCCTCCCAGCCGTTCAGTGCGTATCCGTGTTCGGTGCTTGTGATCATGTCGATGCCTATAAACATAACGTTTAGTTAAGAATAAACATAATGTTTATATTTGGTCAACAATTTGTTCAGTGAAATTTACAAGAGCATAGGTTTGAATGGTTAATGCGCTGTAGGAAGACGCGCAACCAAGACAGCAAGGAGGTAGTCACATGAGCAATAAGCAATGCCCGAAGTGCGGAGCATCGAATTCGCCATTGGCAGTGCACTGCTCAGCCTGTGGCTCGCACTTGTCTGGTAATGCTGCTAAGGCTGGTAGTGACCCTGCTGCCAAGCCCACAGGCCAGGAAGCGCCTGCAACGAAACCAAATAATCTGACCGAGTGTCCAGACTGTGGTAACCAGGTAAGTCTCAAGGCAACAAGCTGCCCTCACTGCGGTGCACCTAGGGAAACCGCTCGGGCAGTTGGAAAAGATTCGATAAGCCAGCCCCAAAACTTTAAGCAGGCGGAAGCACAGTCAAATAGCGTGCCGACTTTCGGGCAGCGTGTCATTGCAGCTATCCTTGCAGTTGTGCTCTTCACCCATGGATATTTCTTACTCCGATATAAAGCGCTTACGCCCTGTGAAGCCGCTGCTCGAAAAGTGGTTGTTGATATAGTTTCTGACGGAGAGGAAGGGCCTGTTACCCAAGCTGAAGCGATGGGTGCAGCGTTTGCGACGAAATACATCGGCTTGCCCGCTGCTCGCTTGGCTATGAGTACAGAGTCTACAGCGGGTTGCTATGCCATTGCGCTTGGGCTGAAGGGTTACAGGGATTAGGAGAGCGCGCGGCTTTGGAATAACGGTGCATTCATAATTTGGAGGGCTTACCGTATTAGTACGAGAGTAAGAATTAGTGGCTATGTTTTAGGAAGCAACTCAAGATAAGCTATTATTGAATCGAGCTCAAACTGGTGTATCAAGCGGCCGCGATATGCCACATAGTAGCTATTCGATCATCAGTCTAGTTGATGTTAAGAATGCAATGATAAGCAGTAAGCTTAGAAAGGCTCCCATCATCGTTTGACGGTGCGACATCCAAAGCCGCTTGGGTAGAGGGGTGGAGAAATAAAATTCGTCATATCGGATCTCAACCTTCTCTATAAGGTCCGAGATGGTTTCCGTAGCCTCAACCAATAGTTCTGCTTTGTTTGGTTGGAAAACGTCCAATGCCCTGATATTTGAAATTTCTGATACGGGCAACAGCTCGGTGCCAACATAATGATTGAGCTGCCGTACTTTCAGTTCAATTAGAGTAGCTTTTCCGGATAGCTGAACTTCCGCAAGAGATGGTTCAAATGCATCAGAGTTAATTTCTGAGTCTAACCAAGAAATGCAGGAATCTAGCTTGTCAATTAATCTATCTTTGATCCGTGAAATTTCGGACCGTTTGAGGGTTCGATTATTAAGGAGAAGAACAATGAGCCACCCGATGATGGCAATATAGAGAGGAAGTGGGTTAGTCACCGTTGCTGCAATCCCTAGCTGCGGCTTCAATTCTGTCAGTAATCGTGTCTTCTATGCTTTTGACTAAATCGTGAGCGTAGCTTAATTTTTCATCAAGCTCAGATTTGGTGAATCCTTCTTCGCGAATGAGCCCTCCAAAAGCTTCGTCAAGAAATGAACGTCCGTAACGATTGTAACCATTCAGGTCAATGTGAACAGTATCAAACTCACGCAGCGCTGGTGCCATCAGTTTCTCACGGAAGGCCTGTCCGGAACCCTCGCCATCCTCATAGTATCTACCATAAGGCCTTGGGTTGAAGTCGTTAACCACAGAAATCGTTTTTGTTGTCATGATAGCTTAATGTTCCACTGCACTAGCGTTCCGGGTAGCTGTTTGGGTAGTTTGTATAATCCTGTTTCATTGTCTTCTGCCGGGTAGGTGTATAGACCTTTGTGGCTGAAGATCCAGAGCTTACCGTCTTCAGTGTCATCTACCAATGCTCTGATGCTTTTACTTCCCTGCCCATGCTTACTTCTTCTTGTCCCGGTAACATCACCCTGCATAGATAAGTATATCATTTGAGCATCCTTGAGCTTCTGGGGTACTACAAATTTAAGCCCAGAGCTCTCAAATCCGGGGATCAGCTTGATCAGCTCATTGTACTCCTCTGGGTAAAAAGCCTTAAGTGAAGCCCAGAACCACTTTTTTTCAAGCACAGTGGCAGGAATCCCCACACCAGTATCATAAATGGCCAAAAACAACTGGCCATCTTTCACGTCACACATCAGCCACCAGTTCCTGTCCTGAGCATCGGTGTCTGGATAGGCATGAAGTCCAACATTGTTGATGGCTTCAGTTACAGCGTCAGCGAAAATATACTCCTCTTCAGGAGACATTTCGTTCTCGTAGATGAATTGTTGGACGTAGTCGATGATGTCGTCAACATACTGGTTTGACGTGCCTCTTACGATAGGCATGCTTTGACTGTTTCTAAAGCTGTAAGTAATTTGCTTTCTTTGAATGAGAAGATGGATATTGATATTTCGAAGCTGCTTGTTCACTACGACAGCCGAGTTAGAACCGGACCATTCGATAGTGGCCCTTGCTGTACCTTTCTGAAGTGACTCTTCAATAGCCGCGTAGATCACCACTATGGCAGCTGCAGAGATGACTTGAGTATTTTTGAAGCTGATCACACACTTCTCTTGGCCAACATATCGCCGGATTTGGTCGTAAAAATCAATGGCTTGAGTGTAGAGGCTGCCATCTTCTTTCGATATGTTGTAAATCGAAAGTAACTCAGGGGCATCTATCGATCTGTATCCATGAAAGATCGAGTGATTATGACTATTCCTGAGGCTTCTTCCTGGAACTGAAGGAGTTTCTTTACGGGCCAGGTAACGTCTATGTCTTTTAAGTCCGGCCAACAGCTCACGCTGTAGCTGCTCTCTGGTTCTTTTCTTCATCTGTTCCTTGATGCTGTATGTTCAAATAGAAATCACGATTGAGACAAGAGAAGGTGCTTTAGCTACCTAAGTCACACGGCAAACAAGCTATAAATTTCGTGATACTAACTTCTTAACCTCAGCAATAACCCTTAGTTGCTGGGCGTTGTGAGCCGATACGATCTCATCGGTGTAGGCCGGATCGTCTTTGTTGTCACTTGAAATCAGCCAACTGCCATCCATCTTCTTGGTGAAACGCTTCACCTTCAACTCACCATCAAACTCGAACGCATAAATTTTGCTGCTGGTCAGACGGGGCACATGGGTGTCTGCCAGAACTTCATCACCGCCCCAGAGGGTAGGCCACATCGAGTCGCCACGGATCTTGATGATGCGTGCGTTGCTTGGCTGAATGCCATGTGCGTCCAAGTCGGACAAACTGATATCTCTATGCCCATCAAAAAAGTCTTCAATGCTCTGAGCAGCAGCGCCTTGGCCGGCAGAAAACTCCTGGTCCATAACGGGCACTGATGTCGTCATTTGATCGGATGCGATGCTGGCTTCTAACAGGGAGTGGTTTTCTTTGCTTTGACCACTGGCGCTGGTAGGTGCACTGCCTGTGAGCAGATGATCGACAGTCCAGTCGAGCACTTTCGCAACACGAGAATGTTCACTGGCTGGAATTCCGCGTTTCCACCAGTTCATAAGGCGTTGCTCTGAGTAGCCAAGTTTTCTCGCCAAGTCAGCTCGAGACCATTGTCGCGATTGTAACTCAGCATCCACTCTTTCGATCATTTCATTCATAAACAGATTGTTTACGTCTTGCGGACGCTAATCAATAAACGTATTGTTGACCAAACTACACACAATGTTTAGATTTCAGGCATGAATGTACTTGAGCGTGATATTCAAGAATTTGGCCCAACTCCATTGGCAAAAACGCTTGGGGTATCGCTCCAGCGAATAAATAACTGGCGAACACGTGGGCGTGTTCCAGCTGAGTTCGTTCTGCAGTACTGCGAGAAACGACGCTGGGAAGTCGCACCACATAGTCTGCGCCCTGACATCTACCCAAACCCAGATGATGGGTTGCCAATAGTCGGCATCAGCAGCACAGAAGGCTAATTGAGATGACTTCAGTATCACTGCTGGCGCCTGTTTTTTTTATGCCAGGCACTACATGTAAATCCATACAGGTGAAGCCATGACCGTACACGCGGACCGAAAACTTGAACTGCTGAAGCTCATCGCCGCCCAACCCGGTATCGATGCGGGCTTGTTGATGTCTCGTTCGGCTACCTGCCGCAGGGCGTCTGAATTCGAGGCTGCTGCCAAGGGGCTTCTGAATGATGACGGCCTGGTGGATAGAGATGGCTCTGGATTGACCATCCGTTACTACCTGACCGAACGAGGCGCTGGCGCGGCTGCGGAGTACGGGTTTTTTGTTGCGGCTGATGCCGTTCCTGCTGGCGCTGATCAGGCGTCTGATGCGGATGAGATCCCGTCTACCACGGAAGAGGTAGCTGCCGTATTCGAGGAGCTGCCTGTTATTACCGCTGGCGCAGGTGAAGTGGTGTTGGAGCAGGAGAGCGAGCCACTGACCGTGATTGATTCTGATCGCACCAGTCTGGATGAAGCGCTGGCTCAGCTGAGTGAGTTGGTGTCCGAGTCACCACGCCCTGTGAATCTCACTGACTTGATCGAATTCAACCGCCGTGGTGCTGAACTGATTCGTCACCATGCACCGGTGCCGGCTGCGCTCATGGAGTCGACGGCCAATGCGCTGGAGCGTGCTTACTCCCAGTAAACGCAGTACCCAGCGGCGGGGTTGGCGCCGACCGGTATCAGCTGTGAGTGACCGGGCATGAAATAACCGCAGCAGCAGATCGACGGGTTTCCCTACTCCTTGCCTGGGCGATCTCCTGAACAGCCGGTCATATAGCAGCAGTTGGGTTGCGCCGGTTCAGTAGGGTCGCGGACAGCCGGAGAGACGGCAGGCTCTAATCGGGCGTTTGTTCCTCTGGCAGATGGGAGCCCTAAGTAATCTGCAGGCCGGGGTTTTTACCGTTCCCCCACATAGCCGGTATCCCTCGCCGGTGGCGACAGAGAGGGGCAACCGATAGACGCCTTGGCCGGTTTTATGTGTTTCAGGTGGCCGGTGATGAATCAATGGAACAGGGCGTCTTTCAGTTGCTGTGAATGCCGTGCGACGGCTCCCAGTGGAATATTCGCGTCATCCAATACTTGGGCGCGGCAGCTACGAATAGGCAAAAGAAAACCCGATGCGTAACGGCAGGCCAGCCACATCGGGTTATCTACAAGAGGGTTTCATTATGCAGCAGTTAATGACGATCGACAACAACCAGACGCTGACCATGAGCACTCGTGAAATTGCGAAGCTCACGGGCAAGCGCCATGATAACGTGATGCGTGATGCACGTGCCATGTTGTCCGAGTTGCATGGGGAAAGGGGTGTCCTCAAATTTGAGGATACCCACCGTAACCCGCAGAACGGCCAGTCTTACCCGATTTTCCGGTTGCCCAAGCGTGAAACGCTGATCCTGGTATCCGGTTACAACCTACAGATGCGCGCAGCCATAATCGACCGCTGGCAGGAGCTGGAAGCGCAACCTGTAAGCAATTCTTACCAGTTGCCGGATTTCAGCAACCCCGCCGTCGCGGCCCGTGCCTGGGCTGACGCTATCGAGCAGGGCCAGCAGCTGGCGCTGGAGAATAAGCAGGTGCGGGAGGATCTGGAGCATCTGCAGGCGCATTTCGTTGAAGGCATGCGCATTACCGACTTTGCCCGCACCCTGAACGGCGTGAACTGCCAGGAGGTGCAGAAATATCTGGCATCCATTGGTTGGCTGCGTCGTAACGGCTTTAGCGGCTGGCGCGTGAACAGTAAGGCGCGTGATAAACACCTGGCTGAACGCACCACTATCTGGAAACACCCCATCACAGGAGAGGAACAGGAGCGCCATTACCCGGTGCTGTTGCGTGCCGGCGCTGTCCGCCTGTTCCAGATGTATACGAAAGAAGAACTCCCCATGAAGAAGACCTGGAACCGCAAGATCGGTCATGCGTCGGAGGTGATGCAGTGAGCAGAGCCGCTACTGACTGGGCATGGGACGTAAACCCCGGCAAAGCCCCATTGAAACTGATCCTGCTGTCGATGGCTGACCGTGCTGACGAGGAGCATTGCTGCTTCCCAAGTATTGATCGCCTGGTCAAAGACACGTCGTTGAATAAAAAGACGGTCCAGGCCGGCATTAACCATCTGGTAGAGCTTGGGCTGATACGCGACACAGGTGAACGCAAAGGCCCAACGCGCCGCGTGCGGGTGTTCCGCTTGATGCTGGATACGAAGCCACCCCAGAAACCGAATCACCCCAAAAAAGGGAACATTACGAAAGAGGCCGGCGGGCCCGCAAATGCACCCGAAAACGGGAACGTACCCGAAAACGGGAATATTCCCAAAAGCGGTACCTTGAATGCCCCCGAAAACGGGTTTTTGAATGTACCCGAAAACGGGTTGCAGAACCGGTCACTGGAACCAGTCACTGAACCTGTTGTTGATGCTGGCGCATCCAGCAGCAGCGCACCGGTTGCTGATCACCCGCCTGTCGACCCTGACGAGCAGGCACACCAGGATGCGATTTTCAGTCACGTGGATTCAGGGCCAGTTGTACCGGCCACCACGAACCCTGATCGCTTCCCCATGCACTGGCAGTGGGTTCCGTCTGAGTTGTTCTCGGAGCGTTGCCGCACTGCAGGCGTGAACCTGTCCAGCCTGGAGCCTGCCCAGCAGGAGAGCATTCTGGGTGAGTTCCGCAGCTACTGGGAAGCCTCCGGCCGTGAGTTCAATCAGGCCCAGTGGGAACACAAGCTACTGCGCCAGCTGCAACGTGTGCCCAGCAGTGCAGCCGTTGCCGCCAACCAGTCGCGCCAGCAGAAGCGAGCAGACCTGTCGGCGTCGGTTATGGATATCGAAGATACGAGCTGGGGGGATTGAGCATGAGCGGCTTCTTTGGGACTGAAGTAGTGCGATCGCCAATTAAAAGTGTCGAGTGGTACACCCCGCAGTGGGTATTTGATGCCCTGGGCCTTCAGTTTGACCTTGATCCATCAAGCCCGCACGACATGGAGACAGCTGTTCCAGCTAATACCAAGTACACGGTTTTTGATGACGGTCTTAGCAAGCAGTGGCATGGCCGTGTCTGGCTCAACCCTCCATATGGCAAAGAAACCCCGGCGTGGATGGGGCGAATGATTGATCACGGCCACGGTATAGCACTGGTGTTTAGCCGTACCGACACTACTTGGTGTCAGGCCGCAATGAGATCCGCGACTGCAATGCTGTTTATCCAGGGGCGAATTCAGTTTGTACCCGGGCATGAGAATCAGCATAAAAAGAGCCGGAGTGGCGCTGGCACTGTGATGTTTGCATGGGGCGATGACTGCGCATCAGCCTTGGAAAAAATGAGCGATCGCGGCGTTTACATTCGAAACACAGGGAGCGCAGCAGCATGAGCGAAAAACAGAAACGCATCATCAACGACCAAAACGAAGCGCTGAAAAAAGCACACCGCGCCCTGGTCGAGAATGCCCAGAAGGCGTCTGAATCCCTGCGCGCGTTTTCGGAAGCCGCCTCTGAAGTCGTCATCAAGATTGAAACCGGGTACCCGCACTGTGCCGCTCGCCAGCTGCGGGAACTGATCAACGACCTGAATAAAGAGGCCTCCAATGAACCTAACTGATGGACTGATCACCGAGGCGGACCGGCTCCTGGTTGTGAATCTGCTGTTTGAGAGTGGAAGCCGTGCCAATAGCCATGCACTGATCGGGCTGGCGCTCAAGATGGGTGTTACGCCTGAAACACTGGAGGAGGCGGCACAGTCGCATGACGATACCGCTCTGATGGAGACGGATATTTCAGCACAGGTGCGGGGGTATCTGGGTGAGTGTGGTTGATCAAAACGTAGTGCACGGCATCGATGTGGTGGCGCTGGTTAAGAAACTGCGCGCGATTCCAACCCGGCATGACCGCAAGCAGACGTTTATGTGGGAAACAAGCCGCATGAGCCCGATTAGCCGTTCTGAGGTTGAGAAGGCCATGCGAGCGCAATGGAAGGAGAGCGTTAATGCAGATTGAAGCACGAGACATCTGGAGGAGCTGCTGGCGGGCTGCCCGGGTCGAGTTTGCGGCTCTGGAGCAGGACTGCCGGTTCAACGGCATGCGGGTTCCAGCCGGCGAGCGTTTGCAGCGCTGCCGCTCTGACATTCCGTTGCAGCAGCTGGCGTATCACGTTCTGGATCTGCGCCTGGTAAACGATACCTGCGGCTATCAGTGGATTACGGGCAACAAGTATCGGTTTCTGCATGTGCGTGCGGTTACGTCGGCGGCGTTTAAGGATGAGGAGATTCCGTTTTGAGTTTGATTATCGGTATTGATCCAGATTCCAAGAAAAGCGGGATCGGCATTTTTCAGGACGGGAAACTTGTTGACCTGAAAACCATGGATTTCTTCGACCTGCAGGAATGGACCATTGAGCAGCACCAGGCTGGCGCCCACTTCGCTGTTGAGGATGTGCAGGCCAATAAGGCGACCTATGGCCGGAAGATTCAGCGCGGGTCTCGCCAGAAGGAGCAGGCCCAAATGAACTGCATCAGTCAGAAGGTTGGACGGGTGAAGCATAGCGCCGAACTGATTGTGATGTGGCTGGAGCGTATCGGCGCCAGCTACACCCTGGTTAAGCCTCTGGGTGGTACCGCTAAAGCGGCGAAGCGTAAGGCTGATTTGTTCAAGAAGATGACCGGCTGGGAAGGGCGCAGCAGCGAAGACACCCGGGACGCCGCCATGCTGGCGCTGTCAGTGACAAGGAGGCAGCAGCGTGCAAAAGCGTAAATTGAAGAACCGACCGCTCCAGATCGAGGCCCCCAAGGGTACCCGTTGTGACCACTGTTTCGGTACCGGTGTAATCCGCGGCGCAACCTCTGAATACATCTGTGGCCACTGTGGTGGGTTGGGTCTGAGTGAGGTGGAGCAGGATTACTTCGCTGACCTGGCTGATGGCTTGGCAAGTGCGTTGATAATTGCTCGGCGTGATCTTTCTGAGATGAGGCGGCTGTACGCCAAGGTGGTGCCAGAATCACGTGTCGGCAGCAAGATTGATTGAGGGGGATGTATGGCAGTAACCAGGGAAATGCGTAGCCGGATCGATAACCTACTGACGGTGTACCTCAATCACCTGGAGCGCCACGAACGGGGCTGGCATGGTGAAAATGATCTGCACCGCTTACAGGTGTGGAAAGGGGATCTCCCGCCGCCGTCTGGTATGGATACTTCGAATGACTTCATGCTTCAGGCCGCTGGCGCTACACGAAAGCGCCACGCAGAGTTGACCATCATCCAGTGGCTGCTGGGCATGCCAGAGCCGTGTAAGGATTGCGGGAAGGGTGATGAGCCGGTCTGTGGTACCTGCTCAGGCCTGGGCGTGACCATCCGGAAAGGGCAGATCAAGCCTGAGTATTCGCTGGTGCTGTTGGCGCAGCGGTATTGGCAGAAGGACCCGGCACATGTGGTGTGTGGGCGATTGGGGTTGGGTGATCGACAGTATGCGTTGAGATTGGTAAAGGCACGGGATGAATTGGGAAAAAAACTGGATGAGATAGATCAGATAAAGGATCTTCTACAAAAGGCTGGCTGACAGAGAGTAGCGGTATAGAAAAGCCCCTCGGATTCGAGGGGCGTAAATATTAGACTATTTGTTTCAATAAGTAGGACTTTTTTTGAACTTGAACAGTAGTGTTTCCAATAGTTGTAACGTCAAAGTCCGCTGTGATTTTGGAGCCAAGATGACATGATGCCTGAACGCTATCGAGAAGCTTTTCAGAAAACCTTGCTCGAACCTCCTCTCCGGCATCAGTCCTGAGGCTGAGAACGCCTTTTTCACCAACAAGCGTCACAATGCCATCAAGACGTTCTACAGATGTGCGCCGAATATCAATTGATTTGGTTCTTGCTTTAAGCAATTCGAATTCAGCTTTACCGGCCCGCCAAGAGTGGGATCGACCAGATTCTGCATCGGGCCAGTTGAGGCTTACGGACAGGCTTGATTTAGCAATATCGTTCGCGAGAGCATTAAAACTATTAAGTGAGTTCAAGCCAATATTTGAGACCTGATCAATGAAGCGCTCTTCACTATCTAGACTCTCCAAAAAATTAAAGACTTGGTCCAGCGTCTCTTTAGTCGTATTCCCGGCTAGGTCCCCATTTGAACTGGCTGTTAAGGTTACCCTGGCAGAGCCAGGCTGGAGCCGGTAAAACCTTAAGTCCAAAAGTTCATGAATTGCACTAGATGTTTTTTGAGAATCACGGCCCGTGACAATTTTATGCGCTGCTCGAGCAATGCCAGAATTGAAATGCTTAAGAACATTGGAGAGAAGCTGCGCAGGAGTTGTTCCTGAATCTACGGAAGCTCCCGAAAGGCGCATCTCGACAACCTCACGCTGATCGGATGAGGTCTCTGATTCATTCAGCTGTTCACGAACATCGGACAAATGACTATCTAGAGAGCTGCGCATTAGGCTTGATGCAAAGTCAGTCTTATCTTCAAGAGACTTTAGCATTTCCTCGACAGCTGTCTTTCTCTCCGCAAGTGGGAGAGAATGTGTAGTATTAGTCATATCGTCACCCTTGCAATTCCCTTGGGCTGCTCATCGCGGTCAAACATGAACCAGCCACGCCAGTAACTCCTTTGGGGTTGGTCTTCAGTTACGCAAAAATAAGCATCACAGCTGTAATTTACTTTAGCGTAGCTTGTATTCAGCAAACCTTGCAGTCTCTGCTGTGAATGTGGCGGCAGCGAGTTTAAGTCAGCACCTGGTATGAATACTATTAGATCCACATCATCTGGATGAATTTTTTCCGTGCCAAACGAACCATCAATCCACAACTCGCCAGCTACGCCATGTGGTTGAAGCACACTTTGAAGATCGTCTATGTACTCCATTAGCTTCTTAGACAGCATAGTTCGACGAGAGTTGTCGCGAAAAGGGGCAACAAACAGCGAATGTATATCAGCAATAGCTATGTCATGAAACCCAGGCGGGAATAAAGGTGGGTAGCACTTTTTCATCCAAGCTCCCTATGTATGAAAATCGCAACAAGATCCTATCAAACCCAGGCAACCACCGATACTGTGAAAAAATACAGTGGTTTTCTTGAAAATGCGAGAAAGCAAAGCTACAGTTTAGCCATGCTGGTCGCAGTGACCGCAATCGACAGCAAGCCTCGCAATCGCGGGGCTTTTTTGTGCCTGTTCTGCAGCGAAATTCCCCACCGCTGCAGCCTGGCTGTGGCGCCCCAAAAGGACCGCAGCATCCCATGAGTAACCAGTCTGTACTCCATGACATTGGCGTTGAAGCTGGTAAAGCCGCTCCGCCAATCGCCGTGACAAGTGCCCATTACCTGCTGGGCCTATCACTGAGTGACTGGGTGGCAATCATTACCCTGATTTATCTGGCCCTTCAGATAGGCCTGCTGATCCCCCGTTACCGGTATCAGTTCGCCCAGTGGCGTAAGAGTCGACGGGAGGCACGCGAATGCTCAAGAAACGAGTAGCTGCAATTGCGCTGACAGCCACTGTCTCAATGGCAACAGCCGTTGTAACGCTGTTTGAAGGCAATGAACCTGAAGCCTATGTCGATCCTGTGGGTGTGGTAACTATCTGCTATGGCCACACTGAATCGGCAAAACTGGGTCAGACCCACACTGACGCACAGTGCGACGAACTATTGAAAGCAGACCTTGGTAAAGCTTTGGCTGCTGTAGATCGCCATGCCCAGGTACAGCTGCCCATTGAGCGAAGAGCTGCATTGGCTTCATTTGTATTCAACGTAGGTGAGGGCGCATTCAAGCGCTCAACACTGCTTCGTAAGCTCAACGCCGGTGACCCTGCCGGGGCCTGCGCTGAGTTATCACGCTGGGTGTATGCCGGTGGCCGCAAGCTTGAGGGGCTTGTGAGGCGCCGGCAGGTAGAGCGTGAACTCTGTGAGGTAGGGCTGTGAGCCGCTGGCTGATGCTGGCAGCTCTGCTGATCAGTCTGGCCGGCGGTTTGATCTGGTCACTGATGTCCATCGGTGAATACCGAGCAGAACAGGACCAGTACGAACAAGCAATCATCCATCTTAACCAGACCCTCCTTGAACAGCAGGCCCGTCATGAACAGACCGACCGAATGCTCGCTGAGACTGCTCGACAACGTGCTGATGCTGTACGTAGGGCTGGTCAATTGGCTGATGAGCTCCGTGATCTCGGTGATCCTGGCGCCTGTCACAATGCTGGCATTGATGCTGATATTGCTGAGCGGGTGCGTATTTTTCGAACCCACCCCCCAGTACCTGAGGGAACCGGTGCCACAAACCTGGACTGACACGCTTGTCGCGCCTTCTCTGAACGGCACGTACGGGGACTACATCGCGCATTGTGAGTTGTTCGTAAAGCAGTGCAACGATGATCGAATCAGCGTCAGAGGCTGGTCCGACGAAGCTCAGGACGTAAACGACGGGGCCCCTGGGACCCCCAAATGACCGCGGGGCAGGCGCAACTACGTGGTTATCGAGAATTTTTCACACTCCAATGCATCACCACCACTGGAACCACAATGCCGAGTAAGCCGCCACGCCCCTGCAGAGCACCTGCCTGCGGCAACAAGACAACGGCCAGCCATGGTTACTGCGAAGAGCATGAGCACCTGCACAAGGCTTGGGCAACGCGGAAGGCTTGGGCAACGCGGAAGGGATCGGGCCGAGGCGGCCGACCGTGGCGACGTAAGCGCGATGCCGTTCTGCGACGTGACCAAGGGCTGTGCCAACCCTGTCTGAAGAACAACCGAGTCACGCCAGCTGCCCAGGTTGACCACATCATCCCGAAGGCTGAAGGCGGCACGGATGCAGACAGCAATCTCCAGGCGATCTGCAAGGCCTGCCATGACGTGAAGACGCAGGCCGAGGCCAAGCGAGCCCAGCAGGGGTAGGGGGGGGGTCAAATCTCTACACCTTTAAGCCCGGACACCGCTATGACCCAGTCAAATTTTTACAGCCGCGAAATTGAAAATTAAATCCGGCGCGAATGGTTCTCATCTATGACACGCGGACGCAAGCCCAAGCCGAGCAGCCTTAAGGTCATCCAGGGTAACGCCGGCAAGCGGAAACTGAACGATGCTGAACCTCAGGCTGAAGCACTTCAGCAAATTCCAGAAGCGCCGGTTTGGCTGACTGAACTCGGCACCGAAGCCTGGGATCATTTGGCCAGCTGGTTAGTGGGTTCCAAGATCCTGACCGCAACAGACCTGCACAACCTCGAAGCCTTCTGTTCTGCCTATAGCCGCTGGCGCGATGCTGAAGAGCACTACGCCAAAGAGGGGCCTGTTGTAGAGGGCGCAACTGGCGGGCCGGTTAAGAATCCGGCCGCAACTGTAATCAATGAGTCCCTTAAGCAAATGGCCATGTTTGGTTCCGCGCTTGGGTTGGATCCGGCAAGCCGGGTTCGACTGGCTGTGCCAGGGAGTGGAGAGGACGATAACCCATTCGCCGCATTGCTCGGCAAGAAGCGGGGCGGGAAGTGATGAGACTCAATGGCCAGTTACCCGAACGTCAATGCCGCGAACAAGTACGCGCGGGACATCGTTGCTGGCCGCATTGCTGCATGCAAGGAGGTGCGGCAGGCGTGTAAGCGCCACCTGGATGATCTGAAACTCTCGAAGAAGCGAGGGTTTGCATTCAAATTCGACAAGGACGAAGCCGAGAAGGCCTGTGTCTTTGTTCAGCTTCTACCCCACACGAAGGGCCAGTGGGCACGAGAGCGCAAGCTGATCGAGCTGGAGCCCTGGCAGAAATTCATATTCTGCAGTGTGTTTGGCTGGCTGAAGAAGAAAGACGGCCTGCGCCGCTTCACCGAGGCTTACTGTGAGATCCCGCGTAAGAACGGTAAATCAGTCATCGCGGCTGGCGTGGGCATCTACATGCTTTGCGCTGATGGAGAATATGGCGCTGAGGTCTACTGTGGCGCGACCACAGAGAAACAGGCCTGGGAGGTATTCCGCCCAGCCAAGCTGATGCTTGAGAAAACACCGGCGCTAACCAATGCAGCCGGTGTTGAGATCATGGCCAAGAACATCAGCATTCCAGCTGATGGCAGTCGATTTGAACCGCTGATTGGCAACCCGGGGGATGGTAGCTCGCCCAGCTGCGCGCTGGTTGATGAGTACCACGAACACGACAGCCCCGACCTCTACGAAACAATGCTCACCGGCATGGGCGCCCGTGAGCAGGGCCTGATGTTCCTGATCACCACGGCTGGCTTTAACCTGGCCGGCCCTTGTTACGACAAGCGACGCCAAGCCCAGCAGATGCTGGATGGTGTCATGCCGAACGATGAACTGTTCGCCATCATCTACACCATTGATGCTGATGATGACTGGCAAGACCCAAACACACTGATCAAGGCAAACCCGAACTTCGGTGTGTCAGTCAGTGAAGAGTTCCTGCTCAAGCAACAGCGCGATGCCATCCGGTATCCAAGCCGAACCAATGCATTCCTGACCAAGCACCTGAACGTCTGGGTATCAGCCCGCACCGCCTGGCTCAACATGGCCGATTGGCATGCCTGCGGTAATCCGGAGCTCACGCTGGATCAGATGGAAGGGAAAGAGTGTTGGCTGGGTGTCGATCTTGCAAGCAAAACCGATATCGCCTCACTTGGCCTGCTGTTCCGCGACAGGCTGGAATCTGGCCGTGACCGATGGACGGCATTCACCCGCAACTACCTGCCAGAAGGCGCAATCGAGCGGGCCGGCAACAATCGGGCGGCCTATGAGTCCTGGCAGAACGCCGGGCACCTGGTCGTCACCGACGGGGAAGAGATCGACTTCGATCAGATACGCGAAGAGATCAAAGACCTGGCCGCGATATTCCAGATCAACGAAATCGCCTACGACCCATGGCGCGCTACCCAGCTGGCTCACCAGCTCATGAAAGACGGCGCCGATATCGTGGAATATCGCAACACCGTCCAGAACATGAGCCCGCCCATGCGGGAGATGGAAGCAGCGATCACGGGCAAACGCTTCATTCACTCAGATGATCCGCTGTTCACCTGGATGGCCAGCAACGTCACCGCCAAGTCGGACGCCAAGGACAACATCTACCCGCGCAAAGAGCGCAACGAAAACAAGATCGACGGCATCATCGCCATCCTGATGGCGCTTGGCCGGGCCATGAATGCTGATGCGCCTGGTGATCCATCGCTCTCCGATCACATAGCAGAACACGGAATCAGGACGCTTTAATGGGCTTTTTCACCAAGATTTTCGGGCGTAAATCGTCATCAGACGTCATCGATACCCCCGAAAAGCTGGCTGCCTATCTGGGCGTCAGTGCCGATACCTTTACCGGCCGGAGTGTTACAACGCAGTCAGCCATGCAGCTGGTAACAGTCTTTGCTTGTGTGCGCGTGCTGTCTGAGTCGGTTGGCATGCTGCCATGCAAGCTGATGAGTGACGCTGGCGATATACGCAAGCCGGCGACTGATCACCCGTTGTACGAATTGCTGGCTATCGCGCCCAACGGCTACATGACGGCACAGGAATTCTGGGAGCTGCTGGTTGCTTGTCTCTGCCTGCGCGGGAATTTCTACGCATACAAAGTAGAGGTAATGGGCAAGGTTAAAGAGCTACTGCCCATCGACCCCGGTGCCGTAAAGCCAAAGCTCAACGACGATTGGACGGTGACCTACAAAGTTACGTTCCGCGACGGTCATACAGAAGAGTTGCCCCAGGAGAAGATATGGCACGTCCGCACGCTAACACTCGACGGGCTGAACGGCCTGAATCCCGTTGCCTACGCACGGCAGGCAATCGCCTTGGGTCTGGCTACCGAAGAGCACGGCGCACGCCTGTTCAAGAACGGAGCGGTAACCAGCGGCATTCTGCAGACTGAGCAGAAGCTGGAAGACAAAGCCTTTGAGCGCCTGCAGAAGCAATTCAAGGAGGATCAAGCGGGGCTGACCAACGCCCACAAGCCGATGATTCTGGAAATGGGCCTCGACTGGAAGCCCATCGCGCTCAACCAGGAAGACAGCCAGTTTCTCGAAACCCGCAAGTACCAGCGCGACGAAATCTGTGCCATCTACCGTGTGCCCCCGCACATGATCGCCAACCTGGATCGGGCAACCTTCAGCAACATCGAACACCAATCCATGGGGTTCGTCAGCTACTCGCTGGTCCCGTACCTCACTCGCATTGAGAACCGCATCCGAATTGGCCTGATCAAGCCTGGCGAACGCGCCACCCACTACGCCAAATTCAATGCTGGCGCTTTGCTGCGCGGTGACCAGAAGACACGATACGAATCCTACGGGCAGGGCATCAACTGGGGGATTCTCAGCCCCAATGAATGCCGCGATATGGAAGACCTAAATCCCCGAGTTGGGGGTGACATCTACCTTACGCCCACCAACATGACCACCAAGCCGGAGACTACCAATGCTGACAACAAAGCGTCTTGACGTCCCGTTGACCATCAAGGCGGTCAGCGACAACGGTGAATTTGAAGGCTATGGCTCTGTCTTCGGCAACAAAGACAGCCACGACGACATCGTTGTACCCGGCGCCTTCAAGGCAAGCCTGGATAGTTGGCGCGAGAAAGGGCGCCTGCCGGCGCTGCTGTGGCAGCACAACATGCAAGAGCCAATTGGCGTCTACACCGAGATGAAAGAAGATGAGCACGGCCTATATGTGAAAGGGCGATTGCTCATCGATGACGACCCGCTGGCCAAGCGTGCTCATGCCCACATGAAAGCCGGCAGCCTTGGCGGGCTGTCCATCGGCTACATGATCAAAGACTGGGAGTATGCCTCTGAAAAAGAAGCCTGGCTCCTGAAAGACATCGACCTCTGGGAAGTATCCCTGGTCACCTTCCCCTCAAACGAGGAAGCCCGAATCTCCAACGTCAAAAGTGCATTGGACCGAGGCGAGACGCCCCGCCCATCTGACGTTGAGCGAACCCTGCGAGAGGTAGGGTTCAGCAAAGCGCAGGCCCAGGCCTTCATGGCCAAGGGCTACAGCGGAATCGCACCGCGAGATGCGGAGCAAGAGAAAGCACTGACATCCCTTAAATCATTTATTGACCGCATCTAACGCGAGGACAACATCATGGCTGTTGAACTGAAAGACATCGAACAGGTTGCCGAAGAATTCGGTCAGAAGTTCGAAGAGTTCAAATCCAAAAACGACAAGCGCATTGATGCGCTGGAGTCGGAAAAGGGCAAGCTGTCTGAAACCGTCGAAACCCTCAACGGCAAGCTGACAGATCTCGACAAATACAAAAAGGAGCTTGAAGAAGAGCTGGCCGCACTGAGTCGCCCAGGTGCAACCGGCACCGATGCCAAGGCAAAGGCCGAGCACAAAGCGGCATTTGATCGCTTCATGCGTAAAGGGCATGACGACGGCCTGCGTGAGCTTGAGCAGAAAGCGCTGTCGACTGACTCCGATCCGGACGGCGGGTACATCGTCACCGAAGAAGTCGACACCAGTATTGAACGCGTTATGGGTGACATGGGGGTCATGCGTCAGCTGGCAACCGTTCGCCCGGTAGGATCTGCCACTTACAAAAAACTGACCAACCAGGGCGGCGCAACATCTGGGTGGGTAGGTGAGCGTGAAGAACGCAGCGAGACCGGTACACCGTCGCTCAGCGAGCTGGCATTCCCGACCATGGAACTCTATGCCGAGCCGAAAGCCACTCAGTCCATGCTGGAAGATGGCATGTTCGACATTGAAAGCTGGCTGGCCGATGAAGTCGGTACCGAGTTCTCCGAGAAGGAAGCAGGTGCATTCATCACTGGCAACGGAGTAAACAAACCGCGCGGCATCCTGGGCTATGAAGCCGTAGCCAACAGCAACTACGCCTGGGGCAAGTTGGGCTACATCGCTTCTGGCGGTGCAGGCGCTTTTGCTTCGTCTAACCCGTCAGACAAGCTGATCACCTTGGTGCACAGCCTGAAGCGCGGCTATCGACAGGGTGCATCTTTTTTGATGAATGACATGTCACTGATGCAGGTGCGCTTGCTCAAAGACGCAGATGGCAACTACCTCTGGCGTCCGGGCCTGGAAGCAGGTGCACCGAGCACATTGCTTGGCTACACATCTGAAACCGACGACTTCATGCCGGACATTGCAGCAAACAGCCTCTCCATCGCCTTCGGTGATTTCAAGCGTGGCTATGTCATCACTGACCGCCGCGGCGTCCAGGTGCTGCGTGATCCGTTCACTGCCAAGCCCTACGTGAAGTTCTACACCACCAAGCGTGTGGGCGGTGGTGTGCAGAACTTTGAAGCCATCAAGCTGATGAAATTCGCCACCAGCTAAGGCACGGCCTCACCTCAACCGATAACCGGGGGTCGAATGCCCCCGCACGGAGACTGATATGAAAGACCTCAAATCCAAGATCGGCGTGGTGCAGTGTATTGCGGCAGCTGCAATCACCGCGACTGCCGAAGGTACCGGCGTAGACCTGCAGGGCTTCAACTCTGCTTGCGTCGTCTTCAGCCCCGGCACCATCACTGACGGCACTCACACTCCGAGTGTTGAAGAGTCGGACGACAACTCCAACTGGACTGCTGTTGCGGCTGTAGACCTGCAGGGCACGTTGGCGGCGCTTGCCTCGAACACCATCCAGCGCGTTGGCTATAAAGGCAACAAACGCTATATCCGCGCAGTATCAACTGTTGCTGGCGCTTCAACCGGTGGCGTCTACGGCGCTGATGTCATCCTCGGCGATCCGTCACTGGCACCGGTCGCATAACGGAGCAGGGCGGGGGCCAATAACTCCCGCCTGACTTGATATGGAAGAACTCTACGAACACCTGCAGGACTGGAAGGGCTCACCTGACGGCGCGACAGTCGTTTGTTATGTGAAAGGGGAGCAATGCCCCCTGCCAGCAGACCTGGCCGAAGTAGCCCTTTCAGAGAAATGGGTGAAAAAAGTATCGGCAAAAGCCAGTAAAAAGCCCGCAACCAGCGGTCAATCTGATGGAAATGACGACTGATACAAACCCAGCGCCTCTCACCGAAGAGCAGGCGCTGACCATCATTGAGGCCGAGTCCATCGACCAAGCCGCGATCATCGCCTTGAGGCGTGCAACCTGCGGCTTCGTGGTGAATCCCGATGGAAGCGAAACGCGCCTCGAAAGTGCATGCGAGCACCTGGGTCGTGGTCGGTTCTTCAACCACAGGTGCACAGACTGCGGCTGCAAGTTGGCCTGGAAAACAACCGTCGGCTTCGATCCTGTAACCAGTGTTCCTGCGGTGTACGAGCGCGTCCGCTGCCCCTTCAAAAAGTGGTAAACCATGATCACCCTCACCGAAGCCAAAGCACACCTGCGCGTGCAGCACAGTGCTGAAGACACACTGATCACAGCTCTGATCGACTCAGCTTACCGCCACGCGGAATCCCGCACCGGCCGTGTCTTTGATTCTGCAGCGCGAACCTTGGTACTGGATGGCTTTGGCTCTACCGCTGGCGCTATCGAACTACCATGGACGCCGGTGGAAAGCATCGACAGCGTTGAATACGTCGACCCGGATGGCGTCACCCAAACACTGAACTCGCCACCGCTGCGGCTCGACACCAGGCGGCTGTACCCGCTGCTCATGCCGCAATGGGGCACCGAGTGGCCCGAAACCATCGCCGAGCCTGAAAGCGTCACCATCACCGCCACCGTAGGCATGACTGAAACACCCGGCGACGTGCGCCAAGCATTGCTTCTGTTAATCGGGCATTTCTATGAAAACCGCGAATCCGTGATCATCGGAGTAAGCACCACAGAGCTGCCCATGGGCGTCTCCATGCTGCTGGACCCCTGGAAAATTATGAGGGTTGGCTGATGCGCTCCGGACGCCTGAATGCCCAGGTCACCTTTGAACAGAAGGTCGGCACCAAAGATGAGTACGGCCACCCGACCGAAGACTGGGCACCCATACCCGGCATGGTTGATATCTGGGCCAACGTAAAGCCGATCACCGGCCGTGAACGCTGGGCCAACCAGCACATGACCAACACCGCAACACTGGCCGTCACCATTCGCTACCGCGACGACATCAAGCCGGAAATGCGTATCCGCTTCGGTGACATGCGTCTTGAGATCACCGGCCCACCCATCAACGTGGACAACCGAAACCGAGAGCTCGTGATTACCTGCGAGGAGGACAGTACCTGACGCAGGTTATTTAGGCGGAGAAAAATAGAATTTGTCGACGGAGCCCATGTAGCCAGCGGAGCCCAGAAGAGACATTTCACTCCCATCAATATCTTGCCTGAAAAAATAGGTGATGCTGGTTCCTCTCTGTTTAGCATCGAAACCGGCTGTTTTGAGTTTCTGAATGGCATCTTGGGTAAAAGCGCTTCCCATTATTTCAACTGCCTCCAGGGTTGGCTTAGGTTTGCTCGGCCAGTAAACCCACACATCTATGTCACGCTCGGTGAATTCGCCAAACTCGAATCGCCATCCATCCCTGCGGAAGCTGTCGCCAGGGTCAATTGCATCACGCATGGCTTCGGTAGGATTGAATACAGGTGCAGCAGTGGTGGTAGATGAGGTGCTTTTGAGTGACGTGGGCTCGTTGAGGGTAAACCAAACCTTAACGATTAAAACAGCGCAGAAAATCACAAACAGCAGGTTACAAATCCGTTTAATCGTACTCATGATTTCTCCAGTTATGAGCAGTGTTTTGTAAACCATGCAGATTAGCAGATGAGACAAAGCCTGTGAGTATTCAAAACTTTGAAGTCCAAGGCATGGCCGAACTTGAAGAGGCATTGCTGGACCTTGGCGCAGAAACCGGTTTCAAAACCCTGCGTTCGGCTGGCCGTAAGGCCATGGAGCCAGTTCTGATCGCGGCGACCATTGGGGCAAATCGAGATAGTGGCGACTTGAAAGACTCAATGGCTATCAGCTCCCGCAAAGGAAAGGGCGGCAATCGAGCGGTTGATATTGATGTTGGCCCAACCAAGAAAAAAGCTGCTAAATCCGAAGGCGGGCGTGAGCTTTCAGGCGTCGCTCACAAGGCAATTGCTCAGGAATATGGCACAAGTGACCAGGAAGCCGAGCCTTTCCTGCGCCCGGCACTGGACCAGAACGTAGACCGAGTGCTCGACCTATTCGGCAGTGAACTCGGAAAGGCCATTGCCCGTGCCGTGAAGAAAGCAAACCGGGGTAAATAATGATCGGTATGAGCGAGCAGGATCTTTACCTGCGCCTGAGCACCGCCCCGGCCATCACTGCCCTGGTGGGTGACCGTGTTGATAACGGCGACCTGCCGGAAGGCAAGGAGCTGCCGGCGGTTACTTTCATGTACGTCAGCGACCGCCCCTTGAACACGCTGCTGGGTTACACCGGCCACAGCCATAACCGCTACTCCATCAGCGTGTGGGCCAATAGCTACCGCCAGGCAAAAGAACTGCAGGCCGCTGTCATCGGCGTCATGTCTGATCAGATCTTGCTGGGGCAGTTGCCCCTTCACGAACGCGATAAAAAGCTCTTTCGCTTCGCGATCGACTTCTCCATCTACGAATAACACCACACCCAAGAGGAAAGCATCATGGGCGTACCTACAGTACCCACGCACGGCACCCGTGTGTTCATCCGCAATGCAGCCGGTGATACCGATATCGAGATTTTGGGGCATACCGGCATCAGCGGCCTGAACGGCGAGCGCAACGAGCGCGATCAAACAACGCTGGTAGATAATGACGAGGTGGTTGCGGTAGGCGAAGTGCGCCGCTACGGCACTGTCACACTGAACCTGCTGCACTCTGAGGACGACCCAGGCCAGATTGCGCTTGAGGCTGCTTACCTTGCCGTGCCGCAGGAAAAGTCCACTATCGTATGGCTGTTTCCGACAGGGCGCGCACGTAAATTTGATTGCTGGGTGAAAAACTGGCCGTTCGAAAACGGTGAGCTCGAGCAGGACTACAAAGGCACAATCAACCTGCGCGTCACCGGTGGCGTAGCCGTAGAAGACAACTACACCATTCTTACCGGGCCTTAACGCACTGGCCCCTGCGGCCGGTTAGCTATCCCATTCTGCAGCATTCATATTCCTGAGGTAACCCATGGCAGACCTGACCCGTGACCAAGTATTGACGGCTGATGACCGTAAAACCAAAACCGTGAAGGTAGATGAATGGGGAAAGGGTGCAACCCTGACCGTCATTACCTGGAATGCTAAACAGCGCGACCAGTTCGATACCTACGTGTATGAAACGAAAGATGATGACAAGAACCTTCGCTCCTTGTTTGTTGCAATCAGCGTTATCGACCCCGAAACCCGCAAACAGAAATTTACGCTGCAGGATATAGAAGCCTTGAATGACAAGGCTGAGGCTCCTCTGACTCGCTTGTGGGAAGCAGCTATGGAACTGAACCCTGTACTGACCTCGCAGTTTGAGGAGATTGCAAAAAACTCCTAATCCGGCCGTACAGGATGTTCCTGTTCCAGCTGGCGGACCGGCATGGAAAAAGCGTCAGGCAGGTGGAGCTGGAATACCCGCCTGACGAGATATTGGAATGGATTGAGTTCACAAGACTCCAGAGCGACCAAGAGTACAAAGACACGCTCATGCAACGCATGCGCACCCCCGAAGAGCAAGCAGCTTGGCTGGAGCAGCAGCTCGCAGAACCTACCGTAAGACGGCGATAATCCCATGGCGAAGAAATCGGTTATAGCCAACCTTGTTGTCACTTTGGGTGCCAATTCCGCGCGCCTGAAGACAGAAATGGACAAGGCCAAGGATGATGCTCGCAAATGGGCTAAATCCATGAAATCCATCGCCTCAACGGCGGGTAAAGGCTTTGGTATTGCCCTCGCTGGCGCATCTATTGCGGGTGCTGGGTTTATTGCGATGATCGAACGTCAGGCCGATCAGCTCGACCAGTTGGCAAAAAAGGCGGACAAACTTGGGCTTGGTACAGCGGCATTACAGAAACTGGAGTACCAAGCAGAGTTGACAGGCGTTGCGCAAAACAAACTAGGAACTGCATTGCAGCGCATGACGCGGCGCGTAGCCGAGGCGGCTGATGGAACAGGTGCGGCAAAAGATGCGCTGGCGGAGTTAGGGCTAGATGCAGACGAGTTGGCGAAGAAGACACCAGACCAGCAATTTTATGCAATTGCGGACGCCATGAAGGGAATTTCCAGCCAAGGCGACCGTGTAAAATTAGCTATGCGCATTTTCGATACTGAAGGTGTAGGGCTGGTAAACACGTTTGCGGCTGACCTGAACAGTCTTGGGAAGGAGTTCGACAATCTAGGGGTGGCAATTACGCGGCCACAGGCTGCTGCGGTTGAGGCATATAACGATGCAAAAACACGGTTAGGTACCATTTTCACGGGGCTTCAACAGCACGTGACTGCGGGTGTTGTCCCGGCGATGGAAGTGTTAATAAGTAAAACCGTGGAATTTATAGATGAAATGGGGGGGATTGACCAAGTAGCAGAGTCCGTCACAGTTGGTGCATTAACCATGATTCAAAGCATGGTAGAAGGCTTCAAAACCCTCATCGAAATCATCACCGATGTAAAGGAGCTTTATTACACCGTGGTAAGCGGTGGTCAGAAATTCGGCGGTATCGTTTCCAAAGGCGTGGCTAGCTTAGCTGGAACAGTTGGGCTGGATACCCTGGAGCGAGAGGCAAATTTACTCGGAGACTCGTTCTACAAAGTATCTGAGGATACCAAGCAAGCTTCTGAGCAAATGCTGAAGGATGCAGAAATGCATTCGGAAAGAATGGGCTCTCTTATTGATAATGTTAACCAAGCCAAAGCAAAAGTAATTGAAGGGTTTGAGGAGCGCGGTTCTGATAAAGATGGAAGCGCTGGCGCCGAGTCTGAGCAAATCACCCAGTGGCGCAAGGAAATAGCCGCCCTGCAGCAGCAGATGATGGAATCGCCCGGCAAAAACGTGGCCCCCATTCTTGCAGAAATAAGCACTCTGAAAGAAAAAATCGCCAATAGCGAAAACCCTGTTGTAGGCGCCAACGACAAAAACACCACCGCCACTCAAGAAAACACCCGCGCACTCACAGCCGCTGCGGCAGCGTTGAGCGGTCAGAAGGGTGGCAACACTGCGTGGCAAAAGATCTTTGGCTCGCCGGATGAAGGCAAAAAGCAGGGCGACAAGCTTGATAAAAACTTCATCCGGGCCGCACAGAGCTACCGTAACGCCATGGCTAAAGGGTCAACGGGCGCGGCTGAAAAAGCGGCCAACCGAATGCAGGAAGTGCTTGAGTCATTCCAGCGCAACCCCTTTGGTCATTCCAGCTTGAACGGGCGGGGCATCAGTACAGGGCGTGCTGATGAGTATGACGTGACCGGCATGCAGGCCGTCATGAAAAAGCTATTGGATGGCGAAGGCAAAAGCAAAGACCTCGGCACGCTAACCCTCAATATGCAGTCAGACAAAGGCACGAACTCGGCCACCGTTAATGGCGACTCAGCCGAGCTTCAGAACGTGCTCAGCTTTTTCCAACGCGCCGCCGCCGCAACCCCCGGAGCCTAACGCATGGCCACCAACAGTAATTTCAAACTCCATACCGACGCTGCGCTCACCACCGAAATGACCAGCATCAAAGACCTGGCCCACAACGCCAACCTGAACGACAACCCCAAAGACTTCATCGTCTACCTGGGCAACAAGATCGACGATCCGCTGGATGCCGGGTCCATCACCCTGCTGAACGAAACCAATCCGGATGTAGACCCAATCCTCTTCTACGCCGAGGACGTTGCACCCGGGGCCGGGCACTCCGTTAATGAAATCACCCTGGCCCTCAGTGCAGCCGCGCTGGGGACCAACAACGCAGGCGATCCGTTGCCGCTGGGTACTCGGGTGCGCAGCGGTGTGAGTAACGCCGTGGCCATCCATGTGCGCTCCATCAATACCGTGACAGAGCTCAGCATCTCCGACGAAATCGAATTCTGGCTGTCATCCACCATCGAGACAGAAACCGCAGCGTTGCCATAACCCATGCCACTGAATACATACACCATCAACAGCCACACCCTGGGCGGTGCGCCGGCGTCGTTCGGTACACGCTACCCCGCGCGCAAGCTGCTCACCCTGCGGCAATCGGTGTATGTTGAGCGGCCTGCACGCAAACTGCTTACACTGCGCCAGTGGGTCGCGTTCCGCGTAACGCCGGCACGCAAGCTGCTCACGCTGCGTCAGCAAGTGGTGCAAACGGTTAACCACCCGGCTCGCAAACTGCTCACCCTGCGGCAAGTGGTTCAGCGCCGTGTGCCGGCCCGCCGGTTGCTTACGTTGCGTCAGCAGGTGTTCGACCCCACCGCACCGGTTACAACCAAAGTGCCGGCAGCCCGTGTTGTCATCGGCAAAAAGGATGTCACCAGCCAGACCAAGCTGATGAGTCAAATCGTCATCAACCACGGTGAAGACCAGCCCAGCACCGCCGCTTTCCACCTGCGGTTTGAAGTGAATGCACCCATTAGCATTCCGGCGTTTCACGGTAAAACCGTTGAGATTTATACCTACACAGACCCGACCGACGCGAACAGCGAACTCGAACGGCTGTTCACCGGTGAAGTGAACGATGCCCGTTACGATCGCAACACCCGCGCCGTGGTATTCGACTGCTCAAACCTGCGGGGCGAACAGCTGGGCGAAGAAGACCAGCAAGAGCTGCTGCAGCTGACCCAGGCCGTCTACTCCGAGATGACCCAGAAAGAGGGCGCCGAGGGCAACGAATTCGTCAACGAAATGATGAAAACCGTCGCCGGCAGCCTGGGTTACACCCGTGAAGGGGATCTGTACTACTACTCCTGGGGCACAGACGGCAAGCCCGTCGACTGGACATTCACCGACGCGGATGTGCACCGCAACGATATCACTGTCGATTTCCAAACCCGCGATCAGATCAAAAACACCGTCAGTATCAGCCTGGAATACCGCTACTACGCGCTGCGCACCGTCACAACAACGGTAAAGGGCGTTAAGGGACTGCAGGATTTCTTCAGTGACGGCAAAGGCTCGTTCCTGCGCGAAAGCCTGGTAGACCGCATTCAAAACGGCTTTTCGCCCTGGTTTGCCATCGACTATGAGCTCTATAACACCCCGCCAGTCGGCAAGTACGGCAGTATCGGGGTGGTGCGCCAACGGCTCGACCGCGGCATGGGCTACACCGCCAACCTGGAGCGCTACATTGCACAGCCCGTAACCGAGCACTACGAAATCACGGTGACCGCGCCCCAGTCCGTGCGCGCATACCGCAAAGAAGTAAAAGGCACCGCGCTGTCGTTTGCTATTGAAAGCGACTTCGACACAGCGACGTTTGAAGACCGCGAAGCGGTGTACGCAGAACAAACCATGCAGCGCCCGGCCCGTTGGACCCAATGGCCCACCGGCGGCACTATCGAGCGTTGGGCAGATGCCGTCGCAACCGCTACATACCTGGCCCCAACAACCGACGGCGGCCAAATCCCCGTTGCCGACGACAAGCGTCCGTTGTTCAACGCCGGCTTTGGCGTCTCAGTCAAAATCGGGGCGAAGGAGATCATTCAGAGCCACCGGCAGAACTACATCGATATTGTGTGCCGTAAACGGATAATCCCGGCACAAATCGGACAGGTGGCACACATCAACACCCGCGTGCCCAATGCCATTGGCCAGATCACGGGGCTCACCTACATCATCGGTGACGGCATCCGTGACACCCGTGTGCGCACCTCAATCAGCTACATGGATGATAACGGCGCGGTACCGGCACCCAACTGGGATCTGCCCCCTGTGCCAGCGCTGGAACTGCCGCAAGACAGAACCGCCATCACCTCGCCCATGATTGAAGGCAGCCTGTACACGAAAGGCTGGGGGCCAGGGCTTTCAGCTCAAGCGACCCCGCTAATACGTTCCATCAACTACAACACCGAAGACAGCAGCCTGGATGTAAGCGCCGGTGAGGTGCCCGAGCAGCTGATAGACGAAGCTGAAACCAAGGCCGCGCACACATTCGAAGTGCCGCTGGAAAACGCCGACATCACCCTGATTAACGGTTGGTAACATGGATACCACATCACTCAAACTCCTGGCCCAGGCCGTGCAGAAAATGGCCTGGACGCCCGAGGCTGTGCGCAGCAACCTGCGCGCACTCCGCTCCCGCGGCATCCTGCCCGAAATCACCACCCGCTGCTTCGCCGGTGAAGAGGATGAGAATGCCTGCTGCAATCCGGAATCAGACGTGCCTGACGAAGATGAAGACGGCGACGGCAACGACGGCACCATCGACGGCGAACGCCCGGATGATGGCGAAAACGAAAAAGGCATGGACGGCCGGTACCGAGGCCCGGATGGTGAACTCGTGCCCTGGGAAGCGGCGACGGAGTGTGTGCCGGATGATAGCTGGGAAGCGGGGTATTTTTGGACTGGTTCTGGATCGTTTGGTGTCACCGGAAAGTACCCTTCACCTCGTGCGTTATATGCTGCGTTTCCGGATAGAGTGATTGTTTTCAACACGCAAGAGGGGCCAGTGTATGGCACTAAATATGACTGGGGGTATGAAAGTGAAACATTGACCTACATACGATACCTTGTTGAATCTAGCGGCAGTCCAACAGCGCCTTCAAGCATGGGTAATAGGGGGCTTTGCTCCGGGCCTAATGCACAAGAATCCTACTGTACTTTGACAGAGCCGCCCTGTGTCGAAGGGGAAGAAGACTGGCCCTCCGACGGTAAGTGCCAAGAAGCCCTGATCAACGGCAAATACGTCCCCCATCCGAAAGACCCGGATTGTGCGAGCAAGGCCCCAAAAGATAACCAGATCATGTGCCAGGGAGAGGGCGAAGCCAGGCGCTGTATCGCCTACATCCCGATGAAAGGTGGCGGGCACATGCGTATTGATGTCGACCCGGCCACCCGGCTGCCCACCAGTGATAGCGTCGTCCAATACTGGGGCAGTGATGCCAAATACGACCGCTCAGAGTCCTACTACTACCGCAACGTTCAAAACAAAGCTTATTCCCCCGACAGCATCCCCGGCACCTGGAACTGACCATGCGACACTACACCGATAACTACATCGCCCAGCTGACGGCACCGGTAACCGCCGGCGATGGCACCCTGCAGGTGGATAACCCGCCTGTATTGCCCACCGGTAAATACCTGGTTGTCACACTCACCGACAGCAACGACCCATCTGTAGCTCCCACAAAGCTGGAAATCGTCACAATCACCAGCGTCAGCAGTAACACGCTCACATTGGAGGCCGGTACCGTAAACAGCTGGGCAATCGATGATTACGTTGATGAGCGCCTCACCGCCTCCAGCCTGCTGCTACTCGATGGCCCTGAGCTACTGCGTTACCGGGAGAAAACCGGCACGGCATCCAGTGGTGCTATCACAACAGCTGCTGGACCGGTGCAGGATATCGATCTGACGGTGCTTGAAAACACCACGCTGTCGTTTCCGGATCTGCAAGACGGACAGAATGTCACGCTGCATGTGACTGGATTGGATAGCGGCTGGACGCTGGCGTTTCCTGCAGGCGCGAAGACACCGGCGTTTCCGGATCTGTCGGCGGCGGTGGAGGCAGTGTTTCAAGTCTGGAAGAAGGGCGCGCAAATTTATATAAGTTCACCACAGGTGTATAGCTGATGTTGGGTGCAAAACTAAGAGCAGGAGTGATTATTGAAGGTGGCACTGGTGGTATTAGTGCCCCCCACTGGAGGCTTTCGTTCAAAGACGGTAGCAGATCAAGGGACCGTATCAATGAACTAATTCTGTTTGACCCGCAAGGGGCTGACGTGAGTGTTAGCGGCACACCCTCGGCCTCTTCAGTTTACTCAAATTGGTATCCAAGCCGGGCCTTCAATAAAACGTTGTCAGGCGGCGATTTTATGTCGGGTTCTGCTTACTCGTGGTTAAGATACTCGATCCCCTTTAGTGTGACAGTTGCCGAATATGAAGTGTGGGCGGCTGAAGGCTACGGAAGCCCCTCGTCGTGGGATTTGGAATACTCATTAGACGGAACTTCTTGGCAGGTTGCGCACGAAGTTCGAGGTCTGCCGAACTATAATCAGCACGAAGTTAACAGGTTTACCATATGAAACCTAAGTACTCCGATGGGACAAGCGTTAAGACGTTTGAACAGATCAAGTCTGCATATCCCAACTTTATCATTCACCGTGACCACCCTGAAAACTGGCCAAATGGGCCGTGGGCTCAGGTGCTTCCGGAACCCGTTCAACCGACATTGCCAGCACTTGCTGATTACAAGGCCAACGCCCATCGCGAGCTGGTTTACATATTCAATGCACTGGCAGATGACATAGCAGGCCTGTACCCCTGGTTCGAGCGTGACACATGGAAAGACCAGGAATATGAAGCCCTCACGTATCAGAGCTGGGTTAATAACGGCAGTACAGGTGCAGCACCCAGCACGCCAACGCTCACCGGCATCAGCTCCGCCCGCGGCATCGCGTTGCCCGAATTGGTTTCACGTGTGATCGAAAACTCGAATGCCTGGCGGCAGGTGGCCCCTCAACTGGCGGGCCAACGACAAGCGTATGCTGATCAGATTGAGGCTGCAGCGGATCATGCCGCTGTAGATAGCGTGCTCGAATTCGCCAGGGCGGCAACCGTCAGCCAAGCGGCGTAACCTTTTTTCTTGTCTGCAATTTGCTACCATTGCAGCCGGTGAGCGCGAAAGCGCAGGAAGTTCACCGCCCCCACTATTCAGGAAAAGGAACCCCCATGCGTCTCGTTACCGCCGTTTCAACCGCCATTCTAGCCGCTGCCGTTTCACTGCCCGCCACCGCTGCCAGCGTCCGCATCGACAACAAGATCATCAGCACCGGCAAGCCCGCTTCAGAGCTATCCTCTCTGGGCCGTCGCACCTACAGCGAAATGGGCCGTGTGTGCAAGCGCCCATCTAACAGCAGCTGCAGCGATAGCCGTTCAGGCTGGGGCCGCATTTACCAATTCAGCAAAGACGGCCGCAGCTTCACCGCACACGTCTACGACGGCACAATCGTTTACATCAAAGAAAACCGATAACCGCCGAAAGAGCAGGGCGTTATTCGTCTTGCTCCATTACGTTCCATTTGGGGCAAAATTGGGGCAAAAATGAGTCCTGAACTGTCCGCTGCAGTCCGTTCACTTGTTCGCACACCCCGCATTTTATGCGGACTGGAGCGGACTGCGAACATTCACTAAAGGGTTCGAATCCCTCCCTCACCGCCATCTACTTCTTCAGTAGATTCAATCAGTTAGAGGTGGTTCAGCCGGGCTGATATCAAAATGGGAATGCCCTGGGGAATAAACTGGGAATTCTGATCATCTAGGAACGTCCGTTCCGACTTTCAAATCTCGCATTTACACCGGAAAAAAGTGATATCGGCTACTGTTGCTGATTTCAGCTGCAACCCTTTGATCTCTTTGCGTTTGTCTGTCACCTGGAAGCGGTGATGGAGGAGTGTGGCGAGAGGTGACGGGGGCGAGTGCCTACCGTCAGAGTTTGAATATCCCTTCGATAATGCTGTGCATGTCAGCACCGTCTGACTTGATCCATTTGCCGTAGGTGCGTTGGATCATCTCCGTGGTGGTGTGGCGAACGTGGTTAGCAGTGATACCACACCGGTGGACAGCATCTGGCTGATGAAGGTGTGCCGGCATTGGTTCGGGCCACGGTGTCTGACTTTGGCTTTTGTCAGGATGTCGTTGTACCAGCGCCTGATTGACGGGTCGTGCCAGGGGATCTGGTTTTTGCCGTTGCGGAACACGAACCGCACGGACTCTTCTCGGCTGGTCACGTTGTTACGTTCGATCACGGTGATGTCGACCGGTTCCAGCAGTTTTGTATAGCGCATCTGTTGCTTGAGCCAGGAATGGCGGCGCCATTAGCTCGACCGCGCGCACACGGGAGCGCTCTTTCGGTGGGGGCCAGCCTTTGCGTGGATGACTTCGAGACTCTTAGAAAGAGTCAAAAAATTAGTGTGTTCAAACTCACTGAACAAATATCCTTTAATACTGTGAAGAAACTTTATCTCTACCAGTGTTTTTTGACTTATATACTGCAAGATCAGCTTTTTTTATTGCCTCATTTGAGGATTTACAGCCATCAGCAGCAGCTACACCGATACTGACCGTAACCTTACCAGCCATATCGAAGTTTTCAGATCTTACACAAATTAATAAATCTTTAGCTAGAGCTCTTGCTTGCTCTATATCTGAATTAGGTATCAGAACCAAGAACTCCTCACCTCCCCATCGACATAGGTGATCAGATTCTCTCAAGCGGTTATTTAGTGTGTTAACTAATTTGATCAGTACCTGATCTCCCACATCATGCCCATAACGATCATTTATATTTTTAAAGTAATCGGCATCGATCATAATCAAACTGTACATGTCGCCATAGCGAAGGTAGCGAGCATGGGCATCAGAAAGCAACTTTTCAAACTGCCTCCTATTAAGAGCTTTTGTTAAAGGGTCGCGTTGAGCAGCTTGTTTTAGTTCCTCTTCAAGTTGTTTTCGTCTTGAAATTTCTGAGAAACTTATGGCCACAGCACGGATGTTGCTTGTAAGCATTGGGGATAAATAACACCAGTATGGAAGGAGCCCATTTCTGGTTTTCATATAGACCTCGCAGTCCAGACTTGCACTATTGGTAAATAGCACGCTGGAAATAAGCGAGACGATATTACCTTGGGTTTGATCTTCTAAGTTTGAGAACTCATTAATTTTCTTTGAAATCAGTTCAGAAGGGTGCCTGAACCCCAATAACCTTGCAGCAGTAGGGTTTGCATAAATAATAGTATGTTTACTATCGACACATATAATACCGGCGTGACAGCTTTCTAATAACAACTGGTGAAATTTTTCGATTTCTTTCTGCGCAGTTATATCGTGAATTACTCCTAGCATCAGTCTTCTTCCTTTAACTTCGACAGGACCGACGTAGGTTTGAACATCTCTGATGCTTCCATCAGAAGTGATGTGCTGAAAGCTAAGGGGCTTATGCCCACCAGGCCATGAATGCACCTCATGCATAACAGGCAATACATTCTTACCTAGTGTGTTGATTTGCCAAGTATGAAGGGAGCATAGCTCTTCATAATTGTATCCATAAAAGTCTAGAGCACGTTGGTTCGCATCAATAATCCTTCCGTCTTCATCTGGGGCAATGAGGATCAT